AGATTATACACATACGAGATAATTCATCAGATTCGATTTATCGAGGAAGGTCACGATTAGTATCAGCTGAAGACTCAATTGATTTGTTATACAACATGAGAGACTTTCAAGCGACTTTCTTCAAAAACGGGGCAGTCCCAGGACTTGTATTAAAGAGTCCAAATACTCTAAGTACTAAAGTGAAAGACAGATTAATTCAGTCATGGTCACAAAGGTACAATCCAAAGTCTGGTGGTCGTAGACCACTAATCTTGGATGGAGGACTAGAGGTTGATAACTTATCAACAATTGATTTTCAAAAACTTGATTTTGAAGATTCAGTTAAAAACCTCGAAGAGACTATCCTACATGTGTTAGGTATACCTCCAGTATTGTTTAACGGGGGCAATAATGCGAACATACGACCTAACCATAGATTAATGTATCAAGAGACCGTTCTACCTCTAGTGCGAAAAGTGATTGGAGCAATGGAACGATATTTTGGTTATGACCTTGCAGCAGCACTAGAAGAACTCTCGCCTTTACAGCCAGAGTTAGATGATAAAGCAAAATATTACAGCACTCTAGTTAATACGGGAATTATTTCTCCGAATGAAGCTAGAATAGCATTGAGATTACAAAAGATAGAAGGTCATGATGATTTACGCATTCCAGCAAATATAGCTGGTAGTGCAAGCAATCCAGCTGAGGGCGGAAGACCTCAGGAAAATAGAGGTAACGATGAAGAATCAGTTTAAAAATAAACACTTTGAACTAAGCGCACAATTTGAGACAGTAGAGAAATCTGGTGAGATTAATGACCAGTCTACTCTATCAATCAGAGGATATGCCAATACAACCTCGAAAGACCGTTCTGGTGACGTTATCGTAAAAGAAGCGTGGACAAAAGGTGGTATGGATGATTACTTAAAGAATCCTATCATTTTAGCGTTTCATGACTACGAAAAGCCTATCGGTCAATGTACAGGTTACACAGTCACTGAGAAAGGTTTGGAAATCCAAGCTGACATTAGTAGAGCTGCAGGCAAGACTTATGATTTAATCAAAGACGGTGTCTTAAAAACATTTAGCGTTGGTTTTCAGGTAAAAGATGCTGACTACTCAAAGGAGGATGATACTTTTTATATTAAGGATCTAAATCTGTATGAGATCAGCGTTGTATCTGTACCAGCTAATCAGGATTCTACATTTTCACTAGCTAAATCTTTTGACAGCGCAGAAGAATATGACAAGTTCAGAAAATCTTTTGTGGCTGATGAAGTAGAACAAACTGAAGAAGAGAAAGCGGAAGCAATCGAAGCTTTAGAAATGGTTAGAGAAGAGTTGAATCAACAACAACCTAAAATTGAGAAGGATGAATCTTCTCAGGATATTCTTAAGGAATTAAATATGGATAAGAAAGAACTACAGGATATGGTGTCAGAAGCGGCTAACGCGGCAGTTGACTCATATAAGGCTGAAGTTGCTGAGAAGGAAGCGCAGGCTACGGCTGAGAAAGAATTCGAATCAATTAAGGTCGAAAAGACAAGAGCAGAAAAAGTCGCTGAGGCTTTAGAAGCTAAAATTAAAGAAAATGATGACAACTACGGTAAAGCAATTGCTGAGATGTCTACAGAGCTTAAAGCTGCTAAAGAAGAGCTTGAGGCTATGCAGAAGTCTAAGATGCAATGGTCAGACGTTGGTTCAGATAAGCCTTCTGAGGACGAACTAACTCGTATGTTCATCACTGCTAAAGCACTTAACAAAGATGTTAAAGAACTTGCTTCAGCTAAACAAATCATTGAGAAGTCAACTCGTTTTTCAGATACAGACTGGGAAACTACTTGGAATGGTATGGTAATGGATCAACTACAAAATAGAGTTGTAGTAGAGCCAATTTTCACAACTATGCAAATGAATGCAAGAGTTATGAACTTCCCATCAAATCCAGACACTGGTAAAGATGCTACATGGGTATCTAGCTCAGACTTCAATGATGGTGACGCCGTTGGTACAGCTTTCAATGATGCATCTTCTGGTACTACTAAGAAGCACGCATTAAGTGAAGTTACACTAACTGCTCATAAACTAGCTACTCGTGAGTACATTGGTTATGAAGAAGAAGAGGATGCAATCGTTCCAATCGCTAACATCATTCGTGATGCTATCGTTCGTAGAATGGCTAGAACTTCAGATGCTTCAATTCTAGGTACTGGCGTAACAGCTCCTTTCACTGAGCTA